GTGGTACCAATTGGCCCCTGTAAAAGAGACGATTCCTCAAGGTGGCGGCGACACGATCCAGCTTACCCGTTACAAAAAGATTTCAGGATTGCGAGGCGATAACTCCAACGAGTTTGCAGCGCAACAAATGTACCTTTCTGCCGTTATCGTTCAAGCCTTGCTGCATGAGCGTGACGGGTATGTTCAGATTTCGCGCTTTGCCTCATTAACCGCCATTGGAAAGTTGCTAGACCAAGCAACCGATAAAGTTAAAGCTGCGGCTACAAAAACGGTTGACCTTCTTATCCGAAACGATATTGGTATGATCGTCGCTGACGTGGCCAACGCCTCCTCTCTTAACATGCAAAACATGTCAATTGATGGTGGGACCCTTAACTCTACCGGTAAAACCGCTCGGGTATGGTCTCATGATCGTTCAGCTGCTGGTGATCGGTTCCCTGTTTATCACAACAAAACTCGACTTGCTCAATCGGCACTTGTAACCTCGTTTGCTAAAACCGGGCTTACTGTAAAGACGGTTCAAAACGGAGTTATGCGGTTACGTCAAAATGATATCGAGCCTTGTTCAGATGGTTATTTCCACATGATCACTCCAGTTGGCGCAGCGTATCAGATCACCACAAACCCAGGATTTAAAGGGTGGATTTCCCCAACCAATAGCAGCCCCTTAAAAGAAGACCCAACCAAAATTGGTGTAATCGCTGGCGTTATGATCCATGAAACAAATATGGCTTTATCGTTCCCCTTATCAGCTGATACACTTTCAACTGCATCGGGAGAACTTTATTGTTCATTCTTGTTTGGTGATGAGGCTTACGGTTGCGCGAGCATTGAAGGTGAAGATGGTGCGAAAGGATTTAGTTTCTACTTGAAACAGTCCGGCGCACAGTCCACAAACGATCCAACTAACAAGATCAAGCAAGCCGCATTCTCAGTCACCAACGTTGGAAAAGTATTGAACAAGTCCGCTGGTCTTTGGATGCTCTCAACGTCCCAAGTATAGATCTAATTAAGAATACCGGGGCCCATATGGGCCTCGGAGTAAAGGAGATTAATTGTGCCCCACCTCACTATTGATAACATCAATATTCACTTCTCACCGCAGCAAAATGGCCCCATTGGCTTCGCAAGTTTTATCCTCAACAACTCAATCAAGCTGTCTTCAATCGGTATATGGCGATCCAATGACGAAAATGGATTTAGGATCACGTATCCGACAAAGGGGCACAAGGACCTTGAGATATTTCATCCAATAGACAAGCCCACTCATGAGCAGATTTTAAATGCAATTATTTCTAAAATTAGGGAGTATAGCAATGGTTTATATTGATTTATCCGAAAGTTTTCTCAATCTTGATGGTACAAAGGCGATAAATGCCCCAATGGGGAAAACTCTTTCCCATCAATTCGCACAGGCAAATAGCGATTCCCCTGCAAAGTACATGACATGGGCAGTTCAGTTATGGAAAGACTCATATTTTGAGGTTAGCGAATCAGAGCTTAAAGAGATCGTTTCATTCATTGAAAAAAATCAAGCGCTCACCAATTTGGCAAAGCATCAGCTATTAGAACAAATCAGCAAATGCGAAAACCGAGTAGCAAAGAATTCGGAAGCCCAATAATGAAAATCAATGTAATTGTTCCATTCTATAAAAACCACGACACTATCGAGCGGCTTTTAATGTCGCTTGATGATCAAGACTATAAAAACTTCGACGTCACGATTGTGAGTGACGGGCCAGACAAAGAGATTGAGGCGACTATCGGCACATATCTTGAAGCTGGGCGATTTGGATTTCCTTTAAAGTTTGAGTCATTACCAGAAAATAAAGGGGCTCCCGCCGCCCGTAACTTTGGCGCACAAATATCAGGCGAGGAATTGCCACATAGCTACTCACACAAGAGCACAAAGGCAGGCGCTGGGGAGATCCTGTTTTTCCTTGATGCTGACTGCCAAATGTACCCCGGAATTTTCTCGGAATTCATTACCCAATTCAAAAAGGACCCGAAAGTAGCCTTTGTGTATGGGAATTATCGATTTGAGAATAAATACGAATTCCATTCACAGCCGTTTGACGCATACTTACTCGAAACCATGAACTATATCCCTACTATGTCACCGATTCGAAGGTCGGTATTTAATGAAGTGGGGAAATTCATTGAAGGTCAACCATACTTTCAAGATTGGTCCCTGTTTTACAGAGCCGCAAAGGCTGGGTTTCAGGGGAAATTCATCAAAGAGTTCATCTTTACAACAAAAACATCTACCGAAGACAATATTTCAGGTACAAAAGGGCTCTCTCTGGACGAAAAGGCAGAAAAATTCCGCGATGAACACGGTATCGATCACAAGCCGTTCGCGATTACTACCTGGGGCGCGCCACTGCAAGCAATCCAACGGGCTAAAATCTTAGGCGCCGACTATGTTGGGCCGGCCAATGGTTCCCGGCGTCAAGTTTTTCCAGTGAATTATCAATTCAAGAACTGGAAGGGCACTTACATAATGGGGGTTTATTCCGACCCATTATCTGCCTTTCAAAATCACCTGTCCGTACTTTATGGTGAAAAGAAGGTATATCACTTTATTGGAACCGATGTTTTTCAGATGATGACAACACATCCGGCATTTGAGATTGAGGCTATCAGCAACGTATTTAAGCTTCAGAAGGCCACCGTGTTTGCAAACAGCCCTCGAATGGTTCGTGAATTGGCATCGGTTGGAATCGAAAGTGAGCTATTGTATACACCGATTTACAATATGAATCAGTATCAATCGTTCCGAGTAATGCCGGAAAAACTCACGATTGCAGTCTATTACAGCGATACAAACCCAATGCATTCTAGGGACGGACAGGGCGGATTAAGTAATATCCCATTGCTTTTAGACGTCGCGTATTCAATGCCAGACGTCAATTTCAAATTCTTTGGTGGCCAAGCCAAGGGAATAGATAAAAACGTTGAATGGTGCGGACGTATACCTGAGGAGAAAATGAATGAATTTATCAACTCTTGCTCTGGTATTATTCGGTCAACGATTCATGATGGGTTTCCACAATTGCCGATACAGTTTATGTTAGCGGGTCGCCACGCGCTGGTAAGTTGCCCAGATAGGGAGATGGCATATGCGGATAAACTATCCTTCGAGGATATCAATCATTACGAAAACTCGAAAAATGAGGTTATTTCTAAGATTTATGCGCTTGAGTCGAAAAGTGGTCCGAATCCTGGAGATACTCATGGGTACTACAAAGCGTTGATGAATGAGGACTATTACCGAGAAAGGGTCCGCTCATGTTTCGCATAGGCATTGTAGGATTCGGATTTGTTGGTCAAGCTGTGTATGGCTCAATAACCCCGCATAGGTCTGAAGTTTGTGTTTATGACAAATACAAAGAGATGGGCAGCATCGAATCCATCAATAAGTCTCAAATTGTGTTTGTATGTGTCCCGACACCAACTATTAATGGTGTGCAATCAACAGAAGAGCTAGATGAGGTTATGAGCTGGCTTACAGGTCCATTGATTGTCATCAAAAGCACAGTTTTACCAACATGGTTTGAAAAGCATCCAACAGTTGTTTATAACCCCGAATTCTTGAATCAAAATAATGCGATTTCAGATTTCAGGAACCAAGAATCAATGGTAATTGGTGCGAGGGCGGATCTTGCTTTGGTACTTGAGAACGTGTACAACAACTATTTCACAATTGACTCAGACCGTATTTTTTGCAGCTTAAAAGAGGCGGCCGAATTTAAGTACACCCACAACCTTTACCATGCCTACAAGGCTCTTTTTTGGCACTATGTTCAAGAGTTAACAGGTAATCAGCGAAAGATGTTTTCTATGTATTCCAAGTTATACGGCACTAACGAGTCAAGAGAAATGGCGCGTATTTGTGCGGATGGTGAGCCAGGAGTTGGTGGTGCATGCTTCCCAAAGGATATGGTTGCAATCAATTCAATGTTTAATCACGAATTGACAAAGATGATGATCGGATACAATAGCGCATTAAGAACCGACACGATGGAGGCTGTATTGTGAATGTTCTGGTTATTGGCGGGTATGGCTTCATTGGGAGCCATCTTTGCAAGAAGCTAAAAGAAGAGGGCGTTTCGTTTGATATTTACGATAACGACACTCCAAATGGCAACCCAAGTGAAGCGTTAAAGGCCCGCAGAAAACAGGGGCTAGATAATCAGGTTTATGACATCAACGACTTGTCAAAGTACACCCATATCGTACATCTAGGGTCTCTTGCTGGGCCTCGAAACGGGAATGATGAGGGTGAGTTTTATGAGAGGAATATAATGGGCCTTAGATTCTTACTTCCAAGAGTTAGCCAGAGCCAGCACTTCACTTATATAAGCTCATCGAGCATATTTGGAACTCCACAGACCGCATATTCTAAATCAAAAATGATTTGTGAAGGAATAACTCGGCTGTGGAGTAAAAGGTCATTGATTATTCGTCCGTTTACAGTGTATGGCGAGAATGGGCGACCAGAAATGCTTGTAACTAGGTGCGCATCACAAGGGAACGTATTGATTAATGGGGATGGTAATTTAAAGCGGAAATTCACCTATGTTGGTGATTTGGTACGCATTATCATTGATGGGATTAAGATGAATGGGTCGGGGATCATTAACGCAATTGGGAGGCATGAATATAGCATTTTAGATGTGGTACGAATATTCGGAAACTCTCACCGTTACGGGGATGAGTCGCCTTTTGATTTCAAGGAACAATCATCGGGATCTATCGTACTTGGTGAAGACTTTTCAGGTCAGAATATCTATTGTGAAACACGTATTGAAGATGTAAAAGATAAATTAATCGAAGGAAACAGACCATGAAATTGACTTTCGTTCTACCTGTACATAATGAACAATGCAATGTTGCAATCGCTTTAAGGCATCTTATTAGGCAGTCTGTTCCTGCTGAAATTATTGTTATTGATGATGGGTCTACCGATGCGACAATAAGGATTGTTAAAGAGATAATCAAAGACGCCCCAGAAGACAAGAAAATTATTTTCATTGAAAACCCAAAACGAATTGGTGCTGCTGCATGTCGGAATATGGGGAATAAGTTGGCGGAAGGCGATATAATTGCAGTGTGTGACGCCGAGATTTATTACAAGGACCGAGGCAAGGCAATCCTTGAATTCTTTGAATCATTCCCTGATAAAGGGTTTTTCTATTCCGCATTGCACCTAAAATCAGCCGAAACCCATGAGGATATTGGGGAGATGCCAGCTATTGAATGGGATTTTAAATCAAAGTGCCCAATTTCTCACCCGTCCGTTGCGTATCGAAAAAGCGTTGCGATGCAATTTCCATATCATGAAGCATCATTAGAAACGGATCTTTTTGAGTTTATGGCGTTGGATGCTCACAGGGGAGGCGTTTTGTTTGGGGGATGTCAAAATCCGCTACTATGCAAACTAGAAGGAAACTCAAATAGGGATATGATGGAATCCAAGATAGTAAAGCAACTTAAATATGAAGAATATGGGATTGAAGTATCTTTATGAGGTATGAATCTAAAGAGGAGGCGCAGGAATCCCATGTCCAGAATTATAGAAGCGACGGGATAGCAAAGAGAAAAGGGACGCGATATAGCTCCGATTTTTTGCGTGTAAACTTCATCATGGCCCATATTGATATGGATAGTCATGTTCTCGATGTTGGGTGTAACGGCGGAACCATATCCGTACCGTTAATGCAGCAAAAAGGGTGCTATGTTAATGGCGTGGACATCGTTCCCGAGCTGGTTAAAAAGGCGCAGGATCGTGGAGTCTTTGCAATGGTTGGCGAGGCTGAGGACTTGAGTCAGTTTCGACCAAATTCATTTGATCATGTTATCTGTTCAGAAGTACTTGAGCATCTATATGATCCACTTCCCGCAATAAGGGAAGCCTACAGGGTGTTAAAACCATCCGGTAGTTATCTTGTGACGGTTCCTCATCCTTTTGGGGAAATGGCCAAAAATCATAACCTTGGAGACTATCACCAGCAAAACTTTACACTTGAGATACTGGATACCATTTTTCATAATGTATTCGAGCGTGGGAAAGTAGAGTTTTTTGAGATACCGTATTCAGAAGAGTTTTGCGTTGCCAATGGGTTGGATAAAAATCAGCCTCAATGGCTTGGATTAAAGGCGGTAAAATGAAAGTCTTATATGTAAATTCCCTCAACGTTGGCGTTTCTTACTGGCGACTTGAAAACTACGCAAGCGAGATGGTCCGGTTAAAAGTCCCCGTCTTTGTTGAATACTTATTCGATCCTCGGCTTGGGTATGCTTGGGATAAATTATGCTATGGCACTGGCGAGATATCGGAAAATATCCGGACAAAATTAGATCGGGCATTTAATCATTTCGATGTAATTATTTTCCAAAAAGTTCAGAATAAAGAAGGCGTGTATCTTATTCAGTCACTTAAGGAGAAATACCCGTCCGTTGCGGTAATCGCTGAAATTGATGATTCACTTGGAGATATCACCCCATCAAATTTCAGAGAAATGAAGCATGAAGGGACATGGGCGGCGGAACACTGCCATATTTCAGACGGGATCATATGCTCAACCCAACACCTGTCCGATTCAGTCGAAGCATTGAATGATAATAGATTCGTTGCGCCAAATTGCATAAACATTGAAACCTGGTCACCGGAAATTCATGAAGACAAAGACCCGTCAGCCCCATTTCGCTTTGTATACGTTGGTGGTGGTGGTCACGATGAAGATCTTGAGATCATTCGAGAGCCCATGCTTCGGTTTTTGTCTGAAAACAGTAACGTGGAATTTGTTGTCCGATATGGTGGGTATGAATTGGATTGGATGAGAGGGAATCCTCAGATTGATTTTAAATCTGTTAATTGGTGTTTAGATGAGTACCCACAAAGACTTGCTGATTTACGTGCAGACGTTGCGTTGGCGCCACTTCGAGATTCCAACTTTAACCGATCTAAATCGGCATTAAAGTGGATCGAGTGGGGATCTATTGGGGTACCTCTACTTGCAAGCGATGTTGGACCATATAAAGGACTTCCATACTCGGTGTTGTGTAGCAATTCGGATGATGCGTGGTATGAAGGGATTAATCTATCATTTAACAAGCCCAGAAACTCGGCTCAATTGAAAGAATCCGTTTTTGAGCGGTTCAATTTACACGAAAACACAAAGGCGCTTATTGAATGGTTGACAGTTCTTTGTAATAATAAAAAAATATCTGAAACAGATAGCCACAATGAATTAAAAAGCCCCTTCATTTTTTTGTAAGTATTTGGCTAAAAACCCGACGCGGAAAGCCCATTAAGAATTATCTTGATGGGCTTTTTTGCGTTTAAAAAAAAGGATTACAATGAAACAATACCCACAGATTCCAATATTAGAACCGATCATTCCCCAGTTAACCCCGCAATTAAATTCTTTAATTATGGGAAATGGATCATCGTGGGTGCTTAAGACACTCCCCCAACTTATTGATCAATTATTGATTCCGGTAGCAAATGGTGGGACTGGATCGACATCGTTCACGTCTGGATCTATTCCATTTTCAAACGGAACCATTTTAACCCAAGATAATGCAAATTTCTTTTGGGATGATTCGAATAATCGACTCGGTATAGGAAAATCATCCCCCGCAGTAGCCCTTGATGTAGTAGGAGCCATGACATGTACGACTACCGCAACGGCAAACACATTTAAATCAGGATATACAACAACCGCGACTGCCGCCGGGACTACAACGCTTACGTCATCAAGTACTATGCAACAGTACTTTACTGGGACAACTACTCAGACTGTAGTATTGCCAGTAACTAGCACTCTAGCTCTTGGGTGGAAGTATGAGATTTACAACACCTCAACGGGACTAGTTACAGTTCAGTCGTCTGGAGCTAATACAATAAGAGTTCTTGAGCCCGGAAGCTCCGTTATTGTCACCTGCATACTTACATCAGGAACAGGGGTTGCGTCATGGAGCGCATCGCATACCGCATTAGTTAGTGGCTCCCTTTACACGAACGTCCAAACCGGAACAAGTTACACCTTCGCATTGACCGATTCTGGGGCGACAGTTACGGCTAGCAACGCGTCCGCATCCACCTACACCCTACCACAGACATCCAATATTGCATTTCCGATCGGCACTCGAATTAAGCTAGTTAACCTTGGGGCTGGGGCAGTTACTCTTGTCAAAGAAGGGTCCGAAACGTTAGATGGGAACGCGCTTGTTGCTCAATACGCTACGGCTTTTATTGAGAAAATTACCACTTCTAAATGGCAGGTGTTTGGTGGGACGGCGACATTGCCCCAGTCATTCAATGTTGCAATTGTTAATACGCTAGTTAATGATAAGGTCTATGACATTGTCGTCCCTAATTTTAGCGGCACAATAACAGGGCTTATCCTGAGAAATACTTCTGCCGGAACAGCTGGGACATACACGGCAAAGATAAATAGCACGGCAATTACGGGACTATCCGCCATCGCAAATACAACAACAAGAACATTGACCGCCGCAACGGCCGCCAATGCATTTGTAAGTGGCGACGTTATCAGCTACACCCCCACAGGTATGACGTCGGTTGTTGATGCGTTTATAACTGTGTATTACACAAGGAATTACTAATATGAGTCTGGGGAAGAGAATTGCTCCCAGCGATGCGATAATTTCTATCAACGATTTGATGGTTATGTAATATGGCAATTTTCCCACTAACTCAAGTTCCGCTAATTGTTCCAGGTTGCGTTGGGTGGCTTGATGCATCTGACGCCTCAACTATTACGTCAAGTGGGGGCGCGGTTTCTTCTGTTAGAAATAAAGCGAATTCTCAAGTTCCGTTTACTCAAGCAGCTGGCGCAAAACAACCATTAACTGCAGTTAATACAATTGCTGGTAAAAACGTATTAACTTTTGATGGTGTTGATGATCAGTTAGATGTGTCAACCCTTTTTCCGTCACCACAGACAACCGGGTTTACAGTCTTTATAGTAGCCTTTCCATTAACCCCCGTAGTTGGAACAATAGGTATTTTCAACGCTGGACCTCAACGAATATATTTCAGAGCAGTATCTGGGCAGGTTCAAGTGTTTTTAGGTACGGCACCTACCATTTTCGTAAAATCATATGGTACATCGTCTACGCTTATAATGGATACGAGATTTGACGTAGCTAGCGGAAACGGAGTGCTATATGTTAATAACAGTGGCACAACTGCATTATCACCCACTTTTTCTGGGTCAATAAGCGGAATGTCTATTGGTGTTCAAACGGGGGCCACAAATCCATACTTCCCTGGGTATATTGCCGAGTGTGTATTTTATAATACTTCGCTATCCGATAGTGCAATGCTAACCGTTCGCAGGTACCTATCGAATAAGTGGGGAGTAACTCTCTCATGACAATATTCCCCCTAACTCAAGTTCCGCTAATTATCCCAGGTTGCGTTGGGTGGCTAGATGCATCTGATGTATCTACTATCACGTCGAGTGGGGGTTCGGTTTCTTCTGTTAGAAATAAAGTCAACTCTGGCGTTCCATTTATTCAAGGGGTAGGTACAGATCAGCCAACTACTGGAACCAGAACTATTAACGGGTTAAACTCACTTGATTTTGATGGGGCGAATGACTATTTAACAGCTAACGCATTAGCAAGCCTTTTTACGGGCGACGATAAACCAATGACTATTTTATCAGCTTGTCTATGTGATGACCCTACTGTAATTTCTCAAAGTAGTATTTGGGCAGTTGGAAGCTCTGCTACAACTACTCCATTTTACAGTCAGGTGTACCAAAACTCACTTAACGTCGCCAATAGAAGAGATGACAGCTCTTCTCAGGTAAATTCTAGCGCTGCATACATCGCAGGAAATAATGTTAATTGTCTTGTTTTTACTGGTACAACTGTATCTTCTTACACTAATAACACAACAAACTATTCTGGCACTTCTCAGAATACGGGCGTTCTCACATTAGATAGATTTGCTATTGGGGCTACCATAAGATCTACTAATACTAATTTCTTTAACGGGATAATTGGTGAGGTGATTATTTATAACCGCGCATTATCTGATTCGGAAAGAATTCTTGTTCAGAGATACCTAGGTAATAAATGGGGAATCGCAATATCATGACGATATTTCCACTAACTCAAGTGCCCCTAACGGTTCCGGGGGTAGTTTCGTGGTTCGATGCGGCAGACACGGCCACCATTACGGAGAGTGGGGGCAGCGTTTCCTCTGTTAGAAACAAAGCAAACTCTCAAACGCCGTTTACTCAAGGAACGGCGCTAAATCAACCTGTCACCGGAACTAGAACAATCAACGGATTAAATGTATTAGATTTTGACGGGGTGAACTCTACTTTAAGTTTTCCTAGTGTTTTTTCTGATTTTACCAACGGGCAAGCTTCTTGCTTTGTTGTGGCCAAGGCAGACACGGCCGGTACAACAAAAACCATTGTTGGATCAAACAGTACGGCAAGATTCTATTGTCAACAGGGGACGGCCGACCAATATATTATTCGTTATGGGGGAACCAACGTGACCGTTGGTGGGGTAGTGTCTACAAATGGGATTGTGTATTTCACTTACGACGGGGCAACCGACGGGTATTCCGCAAAAGTAAATAGCAGTGCGTCTATTGCCACTGGGACCACTTCAATCACAGGGGTCCCCGGTGGGCTTACTCTTGGGAATAGAAGTGGCGTGGGCGAATATTTTGACGGGGTAATTGGAGAATATATCGCATACAATAGGTTACTATCAGGAATTGAAATCATTTCTATTGTAATATACTTGAGTAACAAATGGGGAATTTCAATATCTTAAAGGATACAAACATGAAAATCAAAGTTTTAAAGTCGAACGTACAATCAGAGGTTATCGCAGTAGAATCGCTTATCATGCAGAATTCAGGAATTCCAAATTCATTAGGTACGGCGAAGTGGGCGGAAATACAACAACACCCAGACGGGTTTTTCTATATAATCGCACCATCTGAGAGTGGGTGGGGAGGGGTTGCGTATAGTGAAATGATGACTAACGTAACCTTGCCTATAGTTGAGATTGAATTGCAAGATGAAAGCGAATATGTAGATGGTTAGTTTGCTAGACATACGAACTCTACTAGAGGATCAAATTGATTCCGGGGTGACCTCATCTGGAACGGACCCTTCGGCATCTTTATTGAATTCATATATCAATGAGGCCATTTTGGAATGCGTCATCGAATTGAAGCCCAGAGAATTGAGGTCCGCAACGGCATCGTCTATTAATATTACATCGGGCCAAAATACGGCAACATTTCCAACTGGCCTTGTCGTGCCAGAAATAGTCTATATATCAGACTCAAATTCAAAATATCGAGAGCTTCAACAAAAAAGACTTAAAGATATGATTGAGATCACTGGGGCGTCGGCATTCTTCGATACCAACAACTCTGGCACACCATGCTTTTATAGCGTACGTGGCGGCACAATGACATTTGATAAATACTTTGACTATACCATTTCTGATGGAATAAAGGTTTATGGGCTAAACTACCCAACCGTTTTATCAGCCGATGTCGATGAGACCGAGTTGCCATTAACATACAAGCTTTTGATTGTTTATAAAGCAGCTGTACTGTTTTATCAAAAGGATGACGATGTAAATAATCAGCAAAAATTCATGATGCTGGCTAGAGAAAAAGCTGATAAATTATCAGCTGGCCTTGATGTAAACGATTCCGACTATATAACCCTAGATCCCCGTTCGTTTGGCGAATTTAACCGGTCAATCAGTAATCCCAGTGTGTTTTTCAGCTAATGAGTAGCTTCCCATATACTGAGGTATCAAGATTTATCGGGATGGATACGACCCGTAATAAGTTAAGCATCCCGTCGTATTCTCAAGATGGCACGGTAATGGCTATCAAGCTGTCACTAAATGAGAACTTCCTGTACATGTCTACAGGCGGGTTAGAATCAAGAGGCGGCGGAGATAAACTTGCAACTGGGCCAGTAGCAACGGATGTCGTTTATGGGCTTGCCAATTATCAAAACGATTCTGACAGTCAATATTTGGTCTCGGTTCATGGGTCTAAGCTGTACTATTACGACTCAGGATGGGTTGATTTTGGCATATCGCTTACGGCAAATAAACGTATGCGATTTGCTGGTGCAGGATATGGCCCTAATCGCGCACTTTATGGAGTCAATGAAAATGATTCGGTTATCAAAGTCGCTATGTCTGGTGGCGTGCCGGTAGCGTCTGCTGTATCGTCCAGCCCTACAACTGCAAAGTATTTGAAACTGCATAAAAATAGACTGTTTTGGATAGATAATAATGACACTCTTGGATATACGGATATAAACGCATTCGACACATTTGATATAGGTAATAATTTCCTATATGTTTCCCCTGGAGTAGACGGGAATTTACAGGCAATGGAAATATGGGGCGACTCGCTATTCATTTTTAAAGAGCGAGGCGTATATATACTCCCAAATGCTGCTGATGACTCGACAGAGTGGAAAATACTCAGGACAGATGCCCTTACAGGCACACAGTCTCCCGATACAGTTGTGGCGACAAAGGCGGGTATATATTTCCTATCGACCGATAATTTCGTACGGATGCTATCCCCTAATATTTCATTCTCAAGCGCAGAATACACAATGGCCGGAAGTGGGTCACCAATCGTTAGTTATGCAATTCAGGAAGATATCACCAGCCTATTAGACAGCACAACGAAGTCTAGGGCCGTGGCTGTATCGTTCAATGACCTGTATATCCTATCGTTTCAAAGTGTAAACAACGCTGCCACATACAATGACCTTACATATTTTGCTGACACTTCAAAACTAATGGAAATGGCCAACATTGAAGCGCCTCAGCCATTTTGGGGGACATTTACAAATTTCAATTATGATTTTTATGCGCTCCAATATTCTGGGACACAATTAAAGCTATATGGATCAAAAGGGGCAATTGATGGGACCGTGGATGGAGATGTGCACGAAACACTCAATCCTAGCATCAACAATGACGATGGCGCTGCAATAAGGCCGAGAGCAATTACAGCCTGGTTTGCGCCTGGCGGCCAAGGGTTGTATAAGAAGTTCCGACAGATTTACTTTACTGGTGATACGGAAAATTGGTTTATTAACCTAATCTTTAATGCATATAAGCTTGGAACGGTTTTACCTGGAGATGGAGAGGGCGCGCAAGATACGTTTACGACAGGCGACGCATCTGGCGGCATAGTTGGCACCGGAGTTGTCGGAACGGCCGTTGTAAGTCAAGTTGGAGTGTCATCAACTAAGTATAGGCTATCTCTTAAGGGGCATTTCTTTAAAGCGGAGTTTTCAAACTTAAATCCAGACGAATTTATCAGAATAAACAAAATGGTCATATACTATAGACCAATAAAACAAGGTTAGGTGAGCACATGGCAACAGGACAACCCGGCGATTTTAGCCAAGCATCATATTTGACAGAAGGCGAAAAGCAATTAGCGTCTGATACATTCAAAACCGCAGTCACCCCATTGAAGCAACAATTTGATGATCAATTTAACTCAAAGGTTAACGATCTTTCACAACGTGGCGTTTTATTTGGCGGCCTTGGCAATGATCTTATGTCAAGAACCCTAAAGGATCAGGCAGAAATTGAAGGAAATATTGCTGGTCAAATCGGAACATCTATCGGGCAGACAGCTTTGGAAAGAGCCTTTGCGGCAAATGAAGCGGCAAAAAATCGAGAGTTCACCGCCAGTGAGTCAAAGGCAACGAGAACTCTAAGCGAACTTTTGGCGGATAAGTCCATTGCTGGGCAGCAAGCGTTACAGACAAGCCAGCAGCAATTCCAAAGCGCTGAAAATCTCGCAACCAGATCACTTCAAGAGAGCTTGCAGACCGGGCAGATACAGAATCAACAGTATCTTCAAGCGCAGCAACTTGGATTCCAGGGGTCGCAATCAGATCTTGACCGAGTATTTCAACAGTCAATGCAGACCGGGCAGATATCAAATCAACAATACATGCAAGCCCAACAACTTGGATTCCAGGGGTCACAGGCGGAACTCGATCGGATGTTCCAAGAAAAGCGGCAGCAAAGCGAGCAGCAATTTCAAAGCACATTCCAAAATGCGGGATTTGTTCAACAAAACAGCCTCGTGGATCGTCAAACACAAGCACAAACGAATGTACAGGCGATGCAATTGGCACTGGCGGGGAATCTTGGAGGAAATGCAGTCCAAGAGCTTTTGGATAAGACAGTGGGCCCAGGATTCATATTTAAGCCGGAGGCACAGGTTGCACTAGAGCAAGTTGCAGAGGCAAGCGGCCTTTCGGTTGATGAATTTAACAATGTCAGAAGGGCAATGGCTAATGGTCAAACTTCGGACATGTTAAACGATAAGCGCCGATTTATCCCAACCAAAGACTCAAATGGAAATTCGACCGCAACAATTGGAATATCTACCGCTGAAAAAGAGTCTGCATTGAATTATGCAAAAACAAACTTCGACAGCGGAATGTTGAGTGATTCAGAGTACAAAACGCTTGTTTATCAGATTAATAATGGGTCGGCGGGCTCCGTGAGAGATCCATTAACCGGGATTACTCATTATACGACGAATGTAAATATAAAAACGGGCAACATCCCAAATATGGGATATGGGAAGCCCACAAAAGACGCTAACGGGGAGTCTATAATTAACTCTGATTATATAGAAACTCCAGAGAAGGCAAAGGCATTCCAAGAAAAATTAGCGAAACTATATGCAGATACTCAAGTAAACCTTGCAAACATTTCGGCAAATGCACAAGTTAAATCGGCTCAAAAATCAAGTAGCGCGTCTGTTATATGTACAGAGCTATATATGCAAGAAAAATTGCCCTACGAGATATATGTTGCTGATTCAAAGTATGGAATGATGAATATTCACCCGACTGTAATGGCTGGATACCATCGATGGGCAATCCCAGTGGCATCAATGATGCAACGAAGTCCTATTGTTACAGCGATTGTACGGCCGTTTGCTACAGCATGGGCATATCATATGGCCTATAAAATGGATGCGTACCACAAAGAAAATAAACTTGGGGAATTGATCGAATTTATTGGCATTCCAATTTGTCGATTCATAGGGAATCGGCTAGAGAAACAGGTGGTAAAAAATGCAATTCAGTAGCCTTCAAGACCTGCTATCGCGGTCCATAACTCAAAACTTGGGGATTGCAGACTTGCTTAAAAAGCGTGAGGCAGAGGCGCAGCAGGCGGCAAGCACTCAAATGGCCATATCTGATATGGAAGCAAGAAACATCGAAAAGGCTGGGCAATACGAAGCTCAGGCGATTATGGATCAAGAACAAAACAGACGAGGTCTTTGGGGAACAGCAGGAAGCCTTGCCGGTGGGTTTGTTGGCGGTTCACTAGGCGGCCCAATGGGCGCAGCGATTGGAAGTGCCGCTGGCGGAGCTTTGGGGTCTGGTGGCATGAAGGGGTTAGCAGAGGCGACGCCCTCAATCATAGGAAAGGCCGCCGCATCCTATATGGATCAGGAATTCAAGAAGGAGGCCGTTTACAAAGACATGGCGGAAAAAGGCTTTGCGCCAACATCGCAAGGTGATACCCCGGAATTCTCAATCCCAATTGGCGGGTCACAGACTGGGTTTAAGCGGCTCTTAAAGACAAACGACCCGAGACACAGGTGCCGTCGACAATGGATCAGATCACGCCATTGATTGACCAGAAAAATAAATCCGCTCCACCAAAGCCGGAATCAATGCTAAAAAACTTCAACGACATTATTACCTCATACGGAACAGATCAGAAGATACCGGAATCACTCAGAAAAACATATGAGTCCACATATGGAGGCGTAGAGGGGTACCAGCCACTTCCTGACACTGGATACAAAAAGCCGGCTCCGGTTGCGGGAACTGGTACTGGCGCGGACAGAAAAGAAAGTATTGAAATCGGTAAGATTTTAAACAAGGGCGTTGAGGATTTAAAGGCGGATAAGAATTTTCAGACTTACCAAGGCCAGCTTGACGCCGCATCAAATATTCGGGAAATCATAAACTCTGGCAACCCGTTGGCAAATAATGCATTCCCTACACTTTTAAGGAAGCTATTCGGAGACACCGGAAACGTTGCGGTTGCGGAACAAAAGTCTATCCAATATTTTGGTGGATCGGTTGATAAGGCAAAGCAATTCGCCACTAATCTGAAAAGCGGTAAAATCGATGAAAAAAATGTACAGCTTTTAAACCAGATGCTAGGTGAATTTGAAACAACGGCCGCCCAAAATCTAACAAAGGCTATTGATTCTAAAAAGGTTTCAATGAAACAGGCGTTTAAAGGGGTTATTGACCCAGAGGCAGTTGGTGGGACTTTTAACCCTTTATATCCAAAAAAAGTGGCGCAAAAAAATACATTGCAAGAAGATGTTCCAATAGGAACCAAGAAGCAAATAAAAGATAAAAAAACAGGTAAGGTTGTTACTGCAACTAGGACAAAAGCGGGGTGGAAGTACTGATGCCAATAATTGATTTTAATGATGCGGAAGTCGTCGACGATCAAGCGCCAACCGACAGCAATGTTGTACCGGTAGATTCTGCTGAGGTGGTGGGGAACCCACCCTTCATGTCCCCCATGTCTGGGGTTTCAGATGAAAACCTTAAAACAGCAATCACAGGTGCACAGTTAATTGGGGGAATGACCCCATTTAGCCCGGCCGTTCAGGGACTTGGAACTGTGGCTAAGGAATTGATATCAGGGTCGGAAATAGATGATGCCTTAATAAAAGGTGGAGAATCAGCCGCAATCGATGCCGCATTTACCTACGCCGGTGGAAAATTGATTCAAGGGGGAAGTGCGGTAGCAAGGTTTCTATTGAAGGCGGCAAACCAAGGTGTTAGGCCCGAAATTATGAAGGAAGTCTTTTCAAACCCAACATTGTTAGAGGCTCCGGCAAAGACGCTGGACCAGTCCGGGTCAATAGCTTATGACGCGATAAAAGGCATTAAAGCTGAAATGGGGGCGTTGGTTGGACAGGCCAAGGATGCAGTTAGAGGATTAAGAATAAAGGTTGATTTGAACCCGGTTCGTGAAAGCTTCCAGGCTCTCAAAAAAGAGGCGGGAATGATCGGCTCAGATATTGATATAAAGGCCGCTCCAGATGAGTCGGGATATAAGGCATTCAAAAAGCTGGAGGAATATATCAATGATGTGTTTAAAAAGCCACTGATTAAAAGAGAGGCGTCGCCAGCTGAATATTCTGATTTATATGGAGATACCGCAATGCGGCCAATGATGAAGTTTAAGGGGTTAGGAATGCCCCAAGACACAACAACCGTTGAACAGGCACTAACAAGAATTGATGAGTCGGCGGCATTCCAAAAAATATATGACAAGATGGCGTTAGGTAAAGATCTTAGCCACGTTGAAACATTGGCTTTGCAAGCGCGTGGAGAACTCAATTCTGCGTTAATAAAGGCAACGGATGTTCTATGGGATGAGGCGGCGTTGAAAGGCCCCAGCTTAAGTGAGGCGAAGTCAAAGTATTCGGCATTGAGAACAATTATTGATGACCCCCTTATATCTAGGGCACAAAAGAGTAAGGATGCGGCCACCAGCGTAATTAAAAATAGTGTTGGGGTAGGAAGCGCACAACGGTATCAGCGGCTCAGAGAGATTGAGTCGTTACTTTCTCCAGAGAATGCATTCATGGACGATGTAATCCGCAATTCCGTTGAGGGTACCCCAATGGCGAGTATTGATAAATCCAGTATAATAAACAAAGCAGTTGCCGAATCGTCACGGTTTTTGTTGAGGCCTAAAAAAGAAAGCACCAAGCTTGCTGGAAGAGCCGCTGGGTCTTTATTAAGGCGTGGCGCAATTGATCAGACGATTGAAGATAATAGCGGTCTCTACTAGAAAGGTGATTAAAAATGGCTGAAGATTATATTTCGCAGTTTTATACTTGGGCAACAGGCAACACAATTACGGCGGCGCGCCTAAACGGAAACCTTTCAAATATCATTGATGGACTTTCAGGCGGGGCAAAAGCGATCAATTTAGGAAAGGTACTTGTCAATGGAACGGCTGTAATTGATTTGGCAAGGACCGTTACAGCAACCGCGCTAACAGTTTCGGGCGATGCTACATTTGATACCACGACACTTAAAGTTGACTCTACAAATAACCGGGTTGGCATTGGAACGGCCACGCCAACAACTACGCTTCAGGTTGTCGGGACAGTAACAGCCACAACCATTATCGGGGCATTTAACGGGACAATCATCACTGGAACATATGGCGGGACTGGTATAAACAATGGATCTAATACGCTGACACTGGGAACATCTGTCACGATAACATCGGCAGCGGCAACGGTTTTAGACGACGCAACAGTGGCGGCAATGGTGGACACCCTTGGAGGGGCCTCATCAACAGGAACCGGTGGTCTAGCTCGTGCCACATCACCTACATTCGTTACGCCTATTTTAGGAACACCTACCTCTGGGACATTAACTAATTGTACTAGTTTACCTGTTAGTACTGGTATCTCTGGATTGGCCACTGGCATCGCCACATTCCTGGCTACACCTACCAGCGCTAATCTTATAGCAGCTATGACTGACGAGACTGGTACCGGAGCTAATGTATTCGCTACATCGCCTACGCTTGTAACCCCACTTCTTGGGACCCCGACATCTGGTGTTTTAACAAACTGTACAGGGTTACCACTAACAACTGGGATCACAGGAACTCTTGGGGTGGCTAATGGCGGTACCGGGACAACTACCGCATTCACTACTGGGTCCGTTGTGTTTGCTGGCTCGTCGGGAGTTTACTCGCAGGATAACTCTAATTTTTTCTGGGATGATACAAATAATAGATTAGGCATTGGGAAAAGCTCTCCAACTAAAACACTCGATGTTTCGGGTACGGCTCTTATCTCTGCAAATACAGGAGCGGATCTATTAACATTAACTCAAACGGGATCAAGTGGGAGCTGGTTAGGTTTTAATCCATATAGTGCTTCTAATGGGGCTACAATTTACACTAATTGGACTACTGGATCGGGATCATTATCATTTGGAGTGGGTAGTGCTTCTCCAAAAATGACCATCCTAGACACCGGTCAGGTTGGTATTGGAACATCAAGCCCTAATACGGTTTCTATTTTAGATCTAACCTCAACAA